GGCCCGCTGCGACACCGCCGGAACCTGCGCGAAGCGTTGGCTCTCGCTGAAGATCGCGGGGTCGGACACAGGCACGACGTCCATCGGGCCTTCGAAGTCTGCGCGGGTGGCCAGCACTTCGCCGACCTCGTGCTTCACGTCGGCGTCGTCCAGATACATCGCGTTGAGGCGGTGCAGGATGCGCAGCGTGCGGCCCATTGCGTTGTGCAGACGCGCGTGGATCGAGGAGAACACGGTCATGCCCTCTTGGATCAGCGCGAGCGTCGTGCCGACTGGCGCGTTCGGGTTCTGGTCGGCGAGGTTGTCCATCGACGTGCGGACCACGCCCTTGCCTGCGTCGACCACAAAGCCGAGCAGTTGGAACAGGGTCGGCGACGGCGGGTTGAACGGGATCGGCATGGCCAGCTTGCGGACGTCGTCCACGTTGAGGCCGCCCTCGATCTCCTCGACCTGCGTCGGCTGGATGTTCAGCGACTGGCCGCCGCGTGTGCCGCCCTTCAGCTTGAGCATCGTCGGCACGTTCTGGATGTGCGCGCTGTCCATCAGTGCGCGCAGCGCGCCGGTCGCGGCAGCGGACAGGCCGCCGATCATGTGCGGCAGGCCGATTGGGTACGCACCGCGCCACGGGATGAACGGGAACTCGACGAACCAGTCTAGCGGCTCGCGGCTGTCGTCCTCTTCGTCCCAGTTGCGGTAGATCGCAAGCACCTTGCTCGATGGCTTGTCGATCGTGATGATGTACGGCGCGTTGCCGTCACCCTCAACGTCGGCGATGACGTGGCACTCGAACACGGTGCGCAGTCCGTCCTCGTTGTAGCTGGTGTCGGTGCGGCCCTCGATCTTGTCGTTGGCCACGTCGGCGCCCGAGCGCTCAGGCTCGAGGCCCGGAGGCGTCAGGTCGACGTCGCGGTACATGCCGCTCTCGACGCGCTGCTCATAGTCGAGCTGCGTCAGGTACTGCACGTGCGTCTTGCGCTGCGCGGTGTAGAAGTTGGTCGCCGCGAAGGGCAGGTACATGTCGTCGATCATGACGGCAAGGAAGCCGGGGCGGTTGCGCGCCTCGTCCCATGACATCTTGAGGTACTGCGCGCCGCCCAGTGGCACCTGCGTCAGCAGTTGCTCCAGCTCGGAGCGGAAGTCTTGGCTCTGCACGGTGAGCTGCCAGTTCATCAGCGACGTCTTGCGCTTCGCCTTCTGGATTTTCTTCATCGTGACTTCGCCCTCGATGAGATCCTTTGCCGGACCTTGCGGCGGCAGAAGCTCCTTGATGGCGCGCGACGCGAAGTCGATGCACGCCTCGGTCATCATCGGGTGCACGACCTTCGATGCGCCGTTGAACTGCGCGCCGCCGGGCGCGTCGTCACCGAGGCCGGTGCGGCGGATGCCTTCTTCGTACTGTTCGTCGCGCTTCTTGCGCGCCTCTTTGTCGCGGCTGATCAGTTCGAGGAACTTCGACGCCAGCGACTTTAGGTCCGGTTCGGGCATAGTCTCGGCGAGGTTGTCGTAGAAGTCGCCCTCGGGCTGATCGACATCCTCGTCTAGCGTGACGATGGCACCGCCGTCCTCCGTGTCTTCGACACTCAAAGGCTCGTCCATGTCCATCTCGACAATCTCGCCTTCGGGCAGTTCATCATCGTCCATGGGTCAGGCCTCGCTCGTCGGGATCGGGGGAGTGTACCGCAATGCGTCTGTCATGTCACGCTACACGGAATATGGGTTGAGATAGGGCTCTTCGGGCTTGCGGTCGCGCTCGGCCTCCTTGGCCTGACGCTCGAGCTTCACCGGGTTCAGCAGGTTCTTGTCGAGCAGGACGCGCAGGCATTGCGTGACCGCGTCTACAAAATCATCGTGACGGATCGAGCCCTCACCCGCGAAGCTGCACAGTTGCTCGAGGAGCGGCTCGACCCACGTGCGGGGCTTACCGGGCAGCTTGGCGCTCTCAGGCAGCCACACCTGACGGCGGGCGAAGGTGTGGCTCACCATGTGTAGGCGGGCCAGCTTGTCGGCTCTGCCGGGGTTGTAGGCGTAGGCTTGGATGCCCTCGCGCTCGAGGTACTGGCGCAGGCTGATCCCCGACCCCTTGTCCTCGATCAGGCACAGGTCGGGCTTGCGCCCAGCCGTCAGCATCTTGCTCGACCCGAACATGGGCTTGAGCAGCGACGCGTCCTGATCGTCACCGTAGGCCACATTCAGCTCACGCTTCACGCGCTTAACCAGATCGGGCAGGCCGAGGTGCTCTTGCCAGCAGTCGAGGAGCAGGACGTTGCTGCGCCCCTCATGCACGAAGACGCCGAACACGGCGCAGGCTGTCGGGTCGGCACCCTTCTTGATGTCGCTGGTGGCCTCCGTGAAGGCCGTGTCGAGGGACATGACGATGTAGTCCAGACGGGGCAGGGGCTTGTTGGCTGGCCACAGGCGCATCCACGAGCGCTTGATCACGCCAGCCTCTGCCGGGTCGAGCAGCTCGCCGAGCACCTCCTGCCGGTAAATCTGGGTGCCCTTGTACTTCTCGAGATTGTCGAGGAACTTCTTGGGTAGGTTGGCCCGGTTGTCGTTGGTCGATCCACGGATGATGAGCCGACCGGGCTGGGGCTTGGTCAGCATCTGCACGAGCGCGTTGGGCTTGGGCGTCGAGGTCCACAGGAACTTGGGGCTGGGACCGGCGCGCAGGCCGAACATGGCCATGTCGTACACCTCCTCGCCGTCAGGCCCCCATGCTGCCAGCTCATCGGCCCAGATGCGGGCGTGCTCTGGACCGCGCAGGCGGTTGGCCTTCTCGGCGCTGAAGCCCCGGATCGTTGCGCCGTTGGTCAGCTTGATGATCAGGTCCGAGCGGTTGTACTCGGCGATCAGCTCCTTGGGTATCTTGTTGATCAGGCCAGCCTGACCCTCGAAGCACACGTAGCGCACATCGGACTGGGTCGGTGCGATCACGGCACTGGGCAGGGCCTCTGGATCGCTCCACGCCTCGAAGCCCAGCCACTCAGCGCCGGTCAGCGTCTTGCCGAAGCCCCGGCCAGCCATCAGGCCGACCTCAGACCAGTCGCCGCTGGGGATCACCTGCGGGCCGCGCGCAGTGGTCAGCCATCGCAGCCTCCAGTTCAAGGCGATCTGCTCCAGCTCTGGGAGGGCCATGACAGCCTTCTCGTCGAGCAGGGACAGGTCGTAGCCGTGCAGGAGCAGGCTCAGGAGGGCTCTCCGCCCTCAGCCTTCACCTTGGCCGCTGCGAGGGCGGACAGCAGGCTGGCAGCCGTCTGTGACTGCTCCACCTCGATCTTACCGCCATCAGGCCCAGAGTGCTCCAGACGCTGCGTCTCGCTCCACCGCCCCCGGGTCTTGAGGTAAAAGATCATGCTCGAAGTGTCACCGGCCATGGCCCGCTGTAGGAGCGTGCCGCCGACACCCGCCACCGCATCGGCGTGGGCGTTGTCCAGCTCGTGCCGGTAATGCTTGTCGAGCGTATCGACGCTGATACCGAGCGAGCGCGCAGCCTGCTCTTGGCTCAGGCCAGCGATCATGTAGGCCGCCACAGCCTTCTTGTTCTCAGCCGTGACGACGTGAGGGGGCGTGCCGAACTCACCTTTAAGCGAGCCACGCTTTCTTTTAGTTCCGTTTGTTTTCTGGTCAGCCATCGCTCTCGGGCCTCCTAACAGGCCACAAGATAACTCCGATAGCGCGCCGTTGCAAGGCGAGCCGCCCTGTACGCATCGATGACGTACGCGGGCGGCGCGGCGGCAGGGCGCAGGACGGTGAGCTGCGCCGGGGTGAGGGAGATCATGTCAGTAGTGGATGGGCGAGGACTTGTCCCCGAACAGGTCGATGGTCTCAGGACCCTCAGCGATGCGGTCATACTCGGCCTGACGGATCGCCTCCTGCACCTCACAGAAGGCGTCGAACTTGTCCTGAACGGGATACCAGATCAACAGGGCCGCCGTGTGTGCCTGATTGGCTGCGTCGTAGGCCAAGAGGTTGGCGCGCGTCTTAGACCGCCCGTACGCGCTAGCAGCCCACTGGGCAGCCGTGCAGGCGTCGTTGACGGCAATGTAAGCCGCCTCGACCTCGGCCACCAGATCGGCTGGGAAGTCCTTGGCGGTCTCTTCTGTGAACCATGCGTAGGTCATTGGGCAGCTCCTTGGATGTCGCGCGCAGCTTGGCGCAGCTTTTGGATCAGTTCAGGGCCACCGAAGCCCCAGCCCTCTGGCATGTGCTCCTAAACTCACGGATTGAAACTACATTTCCTTCGC